GGCCTTGATAGTCTTCAAAATCATTACTTTGCTGCTATCTCTGGTGATGCTACTGTTGCTGACGGTGGTGCTTTAACTATCGCTGCAAATGCTGTTGAAGGATCTATGATCAATGCAAACGCTGCTGGTGGTGGACTTAGTTATTCATCAAATGCTCTTCAACTTGAATTGTCTGAATTGTCTGCTGAGTCTGCTATCGCTTCTGGTGATACTTTCGCATTTGTTCAAGAGGGCGAAGTCGGAGATCCAAGCAAGAAAGTTACAATTGATAATCTTGCTACGAAACTTGCTGGTCCTGGGATAACTGCTACTGCTGGTGTTCTTAGAGTTGAAAAAGTTGACGTTAATGCAAAAGCAGATGGTGATGCTCTCGTTGAAGGGTTCAATTATTTTGCTGATCTTGCATCTGATGCCGCTGTGACACTTCCAGCCGGTCCATCTGTAGGAGATGTTGTTTATGCTAAAGCTAAGAATCTAACTGGTGCTAAAATCACAATTTCTAGAGCTGGTTCTCATGTAATTGATGGTGGTCAAACGTCAATAAAGATTGAAGTTCCTTATGGTGCAATTTCTTTTGTTTATGTTAATACCAATGACTGGAGAATCTTCTAATCTAACGATTGGAATGTTATCCTACAAGTTTTATGCTTGGACGGTCACCCCGAAGGGTGACCGTTTTTATTTACCCATTCGCCTTATTGTTCCTTTTCTTGACATTCACACTATTTATTAAGAACAAAAGTATTTCTAGGAGATGAATGAATGTCTAGTATGTTGGAACAAGCCATCATCGATGCCGCTGCGCTTCGAGAGGCCGCATTGAAAAATGCGGAACAGTCGTTAATTGAAAAATATGCACCTCAGATAAAAGAAGCGGTAGAAGCAATGTTGGAAGATACCCCAAGTACCATGAAATACGAAGGTAGAATAGTATCAATCGTTCATGAAGCAGATGAAAACGGAAGAGTAACTGTGGCAGAATCTGATGGTAAACCATTTATGGTTAACGAATCGGATCTCCAACACGCCTCGGCCGACGATCTCCTTCAGGAAGAAGAGATGGATATGTCAGCAGATACCGGTACCGCTAGCGACAACCTCACGCAAATTACAGCCCCTCTTGCGGCAGACCCAGGAGTATCTCCTGATGAACCTGTCACGTTGAACCTGAGAGTGGATGAGCTAGAAGGGGACATTTCAATTGATCTTGGAGAACTCGAAGATATGATGGCTGCTGATGACAATGCTGATATTCCGGAAGATGATTTATTCTCTATTGGTGATGATATTGCACCAGAAGTCGAAGCGGAAGAAGAATTGTTAGGCGGAGACCTTGGTGGTGAAGATGAAGACCTCGAGGAACCCTTGAATGAATTACTATCTCTTCTAGAAGAATATGAAATAGAAGAATCAATTGAATACGACGGCGGAGCAACCAAAGCAGGGTGGATCACCACAGACATAGGTCACCAAATGCTAGAACAAGATATGGAAGAAGCCGCCGAAAATCTTAATGAAGAAGATGACGACTCCGAAGAGGATGAAGATAAAACGTCAGAACTTTATGAAACAATCGAATTACTTAAGTCTCACAACTCAGAGTTAGAGACAGTCGTTTATAAATTAAGCGATAAGTTAGAAGAGACTTTGCTTTCAAACGCAAAGTTGCTCTATCAAAACCGCACTCTATGTGATGCCTCCTTGAATGAGCGACAAAAAAATAAAATTGTCGAAGCCATTGCTAAAGCGGAGTCTCCGAAAGAGGCTAAACAACTTCATGAAACATTGAGGACGACAGTGGGATCAAAATCTAAAAAAGGTCCACAATCACTGAGCGAAACCGTCAATCGCCGATCGAATTTGTCTGGCATGCTCAATCGAGGGCAAAACTTAAACGAACGCAAGGATTCTGACAACTCTTTTGTAAAGAAAATGCAGAAACTTGCAGGCATTAAATAACAATTAATTATAGGAGGTTAATAAAAATGTCTATTGTACAAAAATTAACTGAAGGTATCGTAAACCGCAATATGGCCCAAGAAGGCGATGCTCTTCTTAAGAAGTGGTCAGCAACCGGTTTGCTTGAAGGTCTTCAGACCGAGGCGAAGCGTCATAATATGGCTCGTCTTCTCGAGAATCAAGCGAAGTCTTTGTTGAGGGAATCTTCTTCAATGGCCGCTGGTGATGTTGAAGGTTTCGCAGCCGTTGCATTCCCAATTGTTCGTCGTGTATTCGCCGGACTTATTGCTAACGAACTTGTTAGTGTTCAACCGATGTCACTCCCTAGTGGACTGATCTTCTTCCTTGACTTTGTGTATTCACCAAACGTTGGTGCAACCGGCAACGCACTTAGTCCTCGCTTTGGTAATGTCAAAGACAATTCTATCTATGGTACCGACAAAGTTGGTTCTGGAATCGAAGATGGCGTGAGTCTCATCAACGAAACCACTAAAGCGGACCTCTCTGGTCCTCGTGGAATGGTTGGTTATGCTTTTGCTTCTCCAAGTGGAAGTAACTCAACGGAAATCGCATCTGGGCTTGGCAGCGGTGCAACTGTTAGCGTTTTCGCTCTAGATGGTAATGTATCTGCGGCAAACAAAAAATTGATCAAATTTGATCCGGATCTTTTGACAATCACTGATGGGCTAACTTTTGTTGTTGTTACTGATATCGCCAAGAGTGAACTAGATGCAGCACAAGGTGATCCAGATTATGATAATCTGGCGGCCTTTGACATTGATGGAACAGCCCTTGCTGGAGCATCAGCCGGTGTCACCACTATAACTGGGCAAATTCGTCGTTTGACTCAGGTTATGAACACTGGTTCTTCATTAACTGCTGCAGCTAAGGCTGTTCGCTATGTTAATGTTGCATCCTCTGCTGTCGCAGGAACAACTGGAGCACTTGGTGGCGCCATCGCGCTGGACAAACTTCATTTCCCGGTTAAAGATACTGTTGATGCCGGTACTGCACCTGCAGGTGGTCTCCAAGGCTATGAATATGCCATGGAAGGGGTTTCTGAAATTCCTGAGATCGACATTAAGGTTGATTCAAGTGCTATCACAGCGCAAACCAAGAAGTTGAAAGCCAAGTGGACTCCAGAATTGGGTCAAGACTTGAATGCTTACCACAACTTGGATGCTGAAGTAGAGTTGACTTCTATCCTTTCTGAACAAATTGCTCTTGAAATCGATCGTGAGATTCTTGCTGACCTTGTTAACGGTGCTAACGCTGCTGTTTATTACTGGTCTCGCTCTCCAGGGTTGTTTGTAAATCGTCAAACTGGTCTTGAACTTGGTGCATCTTCGGCTGCTCCTGATTTCACTGGAACAGTTTCTGAATGGTATGAAACTCTTGTTGAAACTATCAATGATGTCTCTGCACAAATCCACAGAAAAACTCTTCGTGGTGGTGCTAACTTCGTAGTTGTTTCTCCAGAAGTTGCTAACATTCTTGAATTCACCGCTGGCTTCCGTGCCAACATTACTGCTGATGCAGACAAAGGTGAAATCGGCGCTGTTAAGGTAGGTTCCTTGAGTCGTAAGTTTGACATTATGGTTGACCCTTACTTCCCTCGTAACGTTATCCTAGTAGGTCGTAAAGGCTCTTCATTCCTCGAAAGCGGATATGTTTATGCTCCTTACGTACCACTGCAAACTACACCAACAATCTTCGGACCAGAAGACTTTGTTCCTCGTAAAGGCGTAATGACTCGCTATGCGAAGAAGATGGTTCGTCCTGATATGTATGGCGTTGTTGTCGTTCGTGGACTAGCTGGCGAAGAAGGCGAATCCTAATTTAACTTTGGAATAGCTTAATGATAGCCCCCGATCTTCGGATCGGGGGTTTTCTTTTGTTTCGAACTATTTATTGTAACTTGGATTTATTCTCCTTGGGCGAGGCCACTGCCCTAGAAAGAGACCATTCCGAAGTGGCTGGAATGGAATCATTGATTAAAGATCAAGTTATTGCAATAATAAATTTATATAAGGAGAAATTATTATGGGAAATAGAAGATTAGGAGCCCGTAGGCTCAACTCTCTCTTGGGAAATAAACTTGCCCAGGACAATTCAAACTCTGCTGCTCAAGGCGCCAACGGATTTGTTGTATCCAACGTTATATCTCGCCAAGGATCTGAGGTTGTAACAGAAATAACTGTGGACTTGGGATCAAGTGTTGGTCCGGCTACTGCTGCAGGCATCGCCGATCACATCATTGGTATTTCTTCTTCGGCGGCAAATTACGTCGCTCAAGGAAATAAACACCTAGACGCTTACTTGACCAAGCTTACCCCTGCTGTTAATGGCTATATCATTGGCGCTGAGATGGTATGTGCTGAGTTACCTGTGGGAGATCCGGCGAATGCGGCAGCTTTGGACATTGATTTACGTGCCGGAACAACAGAAGCAAGAGCATTCTCTGGTTCAGTTCATGGCACAGTAAAGACACTTATCGCTGCTGGTGCCAGTTGGGCAGTAGGTGCATACCAAGCAACCGGATCTTTTAAAGCAGACGTTCCGCTACTTGATACAGCATTAGATAATCATTATTTATTCCTCACAAAAGGGAGTGCCACCGACGGTGTAGAAAGAGAATATACATCTGGAAAGTTTATAATCAGACTTATAGGTGTTCGCGCCCCTGACGATAAATAATTAATTTTCTTTTGAATTGAAAAGCGCGCCATTGAGCGCGCTTTTTTATTATTCGTCACTATTTATATGTAAAAAAGGGTATAATTATGTCGTTCCTAAGAAGACTAGCAAATAACCAAAACAAAAATCAATCAAAGCCAGAAAAAGTTGAAGAATCGTCGGTTAAAAAAGCACCTGCTAAGAAAGCACCTGCTAAAAAAGCACCTACTAAGAAAAACTCAACAAAAAAATCTAAATCCTAAAATCACTCCTCCAAAAAATTTGATAAACACTAACCTTCGCAGCGACAACCTCCGGAGGTTTCTGTCATTGTGAACTACTTACAGATAGCGGAGGATTTATGAATGGCTTTCCCTAGTTTAACACCTACATCGACCACATCGGCGATAACCTTGACATCAACAGGATCAGCCGATCTTGTCGAGGACTCATTGGCGATCGGCTTTTACACCGGAAGCATCGCTTTTTTAAGTGGTGCATCTGCACAAGTTGCTTATACCTATAAAAGACTTGGGGGAGATGTATTAGACATTGAACTCAAAGCGGAGAATGTCTATAATCACTATGAAGAAGCGGTGTTGGAATATTCTTACATTGTCAATTTACATCAAGCAAGAAACTCTCTCGGTTCTGCTCTCGGAGGAGAAACAGGGTCTTTTGATCACAAAGGGGAGATTTCTGGTACAGATAGTAAGTCAACAAAATACCCTAAGTTTCTATTTGATTATGCTTTCAGGGTCGCCGACAAATTCTCCACCGAAGTTGGCATAGGTGGGACACAACCTATCTATTCTGCCTCTTTTTCTAGTGAAACAGACAAGCAAGACTACGACCTACAAGAGATTGTAAAAGCGTCTTCCGAAGCTGGAGGTGTTGAATTCGCTGGGTTAGTTGGCAACAAGAGAATCAAAATAAGACAAATGTATTATACAACTCCGTTGGCAATGTGGCGATTCTATGGCTATTATGGAGGACTAAACGTCACAGGAGATATGACAACTTATGGACAGTATGCTGATGATTCATCTTTTCAAGTTATTCCCGTGTGGCAAAATAAAATTCAAGCAATAACATATGAGGATCACCTCTATACAAGAACATCTCACTATTCTTACGAAATTATAGACAATAAGCTTAGGATTTATCCAATACCTTCAAGTCATTCACCAGAAAATTTCTGGATTAGATTTTCTATAGAATCTGCTGATGCTTATGCAACAGGTTCTTATGATTCGGGGATAAATGGTATAAACAATGTCAACAATCTACCGTTCGAGAACCTTCCATTTGACAGCATAAACTCGATGGGACAACAGTGGATTAGAAGATTCTCTTTGGCTCTCTCAAAAGAGACTTTGGGCCAGATTAGAGGCAAATTTGGAAATTCTGTTCCAATTCCGGGGGATAATGTCTCTTTGAACGCAACAGAATTGCTGTCTCAAGCCGCGACGGAACAGACAACTTTAAGAGAAGAACTAAATAAACAACTCGATGAAATGCTTTATTCAAAATTAGCTGAAACTGATAAAGCGATGGTTGAAAATACCAATGCAATTGTGAGCAATACACCGTTAAAGATTTTTGTGGGGTAATTAAATGGCTAAATGGACAAGACCAACTCAAGCACCACCCCCAATGTTTTTGGGAGAGAAAGAAAAG